AATGCAGATGGAATTGAAACAATCCAACCTGTAAAGATTCAGCAGAACAGGAGAATTGATGGAATGGTTAGCCTGTTAAATGCGTGGGTTGGATATACAAAACATTTTGAAGATTACATTCCTTACTTGAGGTAATAGAAAATGGGTTTTTTAGATATTTTTAGACCTCTGCGAAAGAAATCATTGCAGACTTGGCAAGAACTAGGACAATTCAATTCAGTATTTAATACATTCGGTGGTGATTTGTATAGTTCTGAAACCGTTAGGTCTTGCATTAGACCACTTGCAGAGTTCTCAAGCAAAGCCGAGGCAAGATGTTCAGATGTTCAGATTGAGAGAATACTAAACAAAAGACCGAATATCTATATGAACGGAAAAGATTTCTTATACAAGGTTAGAGTTCGGTTAGAAGTATATAATAACTGCTTCATCTACATTGAGAGAGATGATAGAGGTAGAGCAAAAGGATTTTATCCTGTGCCTTACAGTTATTTCGAAGCATTGGAATATGCTAACGGTTTATTTATCAGATTTAACTTTTCAAACGGTGCACATCCTTTAGTTCTTCCTTGGGATGATTTAGCAGTTGTAAGAAAAGATTACAACAAGAGTGATTTTGCAGGAGATTCAAACAATGCAATCATCGATACATTGAATCTTCTCCGAACAACAAATGAAGGAATGTCTAATGCTATCAAGTCAACCGCAAACTTGCGAGGAATCTTGAAAAGCACAAAGGCAATGCTTTCACCTGTAGATGTTAAGAAACAGAAGGATGATTTTGTTAGGGATTATCTGAACCTAGAAAATGAAGGTGGTATTGCATCACTTGATTCAACACAGGAATTCACACCTATAACAATGAGCCCTGTTATGGCATCTTATGAGCAAATGAAGGAAATTAGAGAAGATATATACCGTTACTTCGGTGTTAACGATGATATCGTGATGTGTAATCTCTCTGGTGATAAGCTCGAAACCTTCTACGAAATGAGAATTGAACCATTTCTTGTAGCGTTAAGTACAGAACTTACAAGTAAGGTTTATTCTGGTAAGGCTTCTGCATATGATAACTACATTGTATTCGAAGCAAACAAGTTACAGTTCGCAAGCCTTGACAAGAAAATACAGATGTATAAAGAAGTTGTGTTGTATGGCGGTATGACCATCAACGAGTGGAGAAAAGGTTGCAACATGCCACCACTTGAAGATGGTGATGAAAGAATTATGCGACTAGATGCAACTACAATCAATGCAAAAGAGGAGAACGAAGATGAACAACAGAATTGAGAAGTTCTTCGAGTTTGAAGTCAGAGCAGAAAACAACGAAGAACACGGTGATTTTATAACAGGTAGACCAATCGTATTTAATGAAGCCACAGATATGGGCGGATGTTATTCAGAGGTTATAGAAAGAGGCGCACTTGACGCAACAGATTTGCGTGATGTGCGTTTTTTAGTTGGCCATAACACATCAATGATTCCACTAGCAAGAAGCAGAAGGAATAATGCCAATTCAACTATGCAGATGGAAATTGATGAGAACGGAATGCTTATTCGTGTTGATTTGGATACAGAGAACAACGCAGAAGCAAAATCACTTTATAGTGCTACAAAACGTGGTGACATTAGCGGAATGTCATTTATGTTTACAGTAGATGCAGATGAATGGACAGGACTTGATACAGATTATCCTACAAGGCACATCCGCAGCCTTGGAAAGGTATTCGAAGTAAGTGCAGTTGCATTCCCTGCGTACGAACAGACATCACTTGAAGCAAGGTCGGCCGAGGCATTGGAGAATGCTAGAGCATCTTTGGAGAAAGAGAAAGCCGAAGCAAGGGATGAACAGGTTCGTGAAGATATAAGAATTTTATTAAACGGAGGTAATCTCAATGCAGATTAATGAGATGAACCTTGAGGAAATCGAAGCAAGACTTGCAGAGATTACTGAAGAGGTTGAAACACGTTCTGGAGAGGAAATTGATGCACTTAAAGCAGAAGTAGTTGAACTTCAGACAAGAAAAGCAGAACTTGAAGAGATTGAAACAAGAACTGCACAGGCAGAAGCACTTACAAATGAAGATGTTGAGCCAGAAACAATAATTGAAGAACATAATGAAGAAATCATTCCACAGGAGGAAAGAACAATGTTTACTAGAGAATCAGTAGAGTACAGAGATGCATTTTTTGCAAACTTGGTAGGACAGGCAACAGTTGAGCAGAGAGGAATCTTTGCAGATAATTCAGCAGCAGGAGATGGTGTAGCACTTCCTGTAGCTACAGATGTGGCAATTTGGGATCAGATTCTTACAGAGCATCCAATTCTTGCAGATGTAGCAATGGTTAGAAGTGGTATCGTTATGAAGGTTACACAGGCAACTCCTTCAAACCTTGGAACTACTTCTGGTGTTAAGGGTAAGAAAGATAGTGATGCAGTTGTAGAGCTTACATTCACAACTAACGAGAAGGTTCTTGCTGGTAAGGATTACGCTACTTACGTAACACTTTCATACGCAGAAGCAAAGATGTCACAGGGTGCAATGGAGCAGTTCCTCGTAAATGAGATTGCATCAGCACTTGGTGAACTTCTTGCAAAGGATGTATTTGCATCAATCCTTACAGATGCTGCTGCTAATAGCACAACAAAGACAGGTACATATTTCGAAGCAATCGGTGAGATGCTTGGTAAGGCAACACAGGCTGCTAACCCTGTTATCTATGCTCCTTCATCACTTTACTACGCAATCCTTAAAGAGGTTGATTCCAATAGCCAGCCTATCGTTCGTGATGGTGTAGTTCTTGGCGCAGAACTCAAGAAGGATAACGCTGCTACAAAGATTACTGTTATCGACCCTGCAATGTACGTTCTTAACGTTGTTGCTGATACACAGATTAAGTCACAGGATGATATCAAGAGTGCAGCTTATGTAATCGGTGGTTACTTGAGAGCAGAAGGATGCCTTCGTAAGGTAAACGCTGGTGCATTTATTGCTTAATTAGTGGAGGAAATTCAATGAAGGTTGAAATCATTAAGACTTTCGTAAACAAGAATGGAACTTCTATTCTTAAAGGGCGTGTTCTTGATGTCACCAAAGAAGAAGCAGAAATTCTTGAAGAAAATGGTCTAATAAGCCTCAAAAAGGAAGCAAAGCCTTCAAAGAAGCAGCCGACAAAATGAGGTGAATCAAAATGTTGGACAAAGTTAAACTTGCCCTTGGTATTACTACAACCGCATTTGATTCAGATATTGAAGAAAACATTGAAGCAGCCAGAGCGGAGTTAATCCGTTCTGGTGTGCTATCAACTAAAGCCAATGCGGATAATGATGCATTAATAACAAAGGCAATTAAAACATTCTGTCAGAAAGAGTATTCAGAAGGTAACGAAGCATCAAGATATGAACGTTCTTGGCGTTACCAATTGGAGAATCTTCGTAAAAGTACGGATTATATGGGTGCATAGTAATGATGCGAGATGTAATTGAATTAGTAACTACATATAAAGATGGTAAAGATGTGAAACATAAAGAAGTTACACTTATGGCTAAAGCAGAGAGCGTAACACGGAATGAGTTTTATGCTTCTTATGGCGTAGGACTTGCACCGAAGTATATATTCACTATTTGGCCAGACGATTACAAACTTGCAGATGTTACGGTTAATGGCACTAGATACAGAGCAACACACATTAAATATGATGGTGAGTTGCACGAAATTGTTAGAACATACTCAAAAGGTAAATCTGCTATGCAGATAACGGTTAAATGATGAAGCCTAGATTTTTTGTAGATGATGCAATCGTAGACATTAACAAAGAGATTGATTCTTTGGTGAAAAAAGGTGAAGATGTAGACCCTGTATTAGATGATATAGGGAGAACTATATATTTGGCAGTACGCCAAGCCTTGCCAAGAAGTAAGAAACACCATGTTCATATGCAAGACGAAGTAACCTATGACTTGCGTACTAGTGCAACAGGTGAAAGATACGTTTCTGTACGTGGTGCACACGAAACAGGTTACAAATGGCATATCGTTAATGATGACCATTTAAGTAATAACTTTTCGAGTGGTAAACTTCGTAGGCGTGATGGATATAAGACCGCCAAAGGAATGAAAGCTACAATAGTGGCAGGGTTGCATTTTATAGATAAAGCATTAGCTTCATCGCAACATAAAGTTGATATGCTTATCGATGGGTATGTTGAGGGAATTGTAGATGACACAACTAATTAATACTATACAAGATTTGTTAGAGATTCCAAGCCTAGAAGCAGGTGAACCTGTAATGGATGGGTGTTTTTTCATTAATCCATTTATGACATCAAGTTTTAAAGGCAACGGACAAATACAAGACACAAAATTGCATCTTGCACTTAATATGTTTTATTCAAGTAAAGCAGATATTGTAACTAATACAATGTCTTTGCTCACTACATTGAGTAGCAATAATCGATACGCCATATCAGATCCAGACTATACATATTTTGAAGATGCGGATATGTGGCAATCTACAATGAATATTATTATCATAGGAGGAAACTAAAATGAGTATGTCAACGTCAGAACAGGCTTATAAGATTAACGTTAAGCATCCTGTTTATTGCGTTATGCTTACTGATACTTCAGCAGGAACTACTTACGATACAGTTAAAACATTCGGTGAAGCCCAGCAGATTCAGCTTACACCATCTGTTTCAAGTGGTCAATTATACGGTAACGGTGCAAAGGTTGATTCAAGTTCTGTTCTTACAGGTATTACTGTTTCATACCAAGCAACCAAGATTCCTGTAGAAGTACAGGCAGACCTTTATAACTACACAGTAACAAACGGAGTAATCCAGATTGAAGCAGGAAAAACTGCTAATTATAT